CCTTTGGAAATCGAATTGCCGCAGCATCTCTACCGGATCCCGCTGCGCCGACAGAGCCGCGAGCTGCGCGAACGACTTACCCGCATCCGCAAGCCGACCCTGCTGCACCTTAGACGCAGCCTGCTGCTCCGGCGTCATAGGCACGGGTGCGTCGATAGACCCCGGCGCAATCTTGTTTCCGATCAGGCGCATCGTCGTGGCGAGGTCTTGCGAGTAGACGGGCTTTGCTGACGCCATCTGCGTAGTGCCAGCGGCAGTTGGAGCGTTCGGACCCTGTATACCGGCGAACTGTTGGAACCACGCTGGCGTGTCAGGGAGAGACGTCTTCGAGTAGTTTGGCCCCCAGTAGCGCGGCGTGCCGATGTCTGCGTGTAGCGAGCCGCTCTTTGGGTAGAACCCGAAACCCGTCGCGCCAGCCTTGCGCAACGCTTCGGCTATCTGCGCCTGCTCCTCCGGCGAGTATGCGCTCAGGTTCAAGTCTGCCGCGTTGCCTTGAAGGTGTTGCGACCCCTTAGCTCCACCGGCGGCAGTGTTCTGCTGCTCCGTGCGGACGCCCGAGGTCAAGCGCACCTTGGGATAGCTTGCCAAAATCTGGTCGAGGATTGCTTGGAGCTTTGGGTCCATCAGACACCACCACGGTAGTAGCGCAGGAAGTCCTCATAGCTGATCGGTGCCGTGAGAGGCGTCTGCGACTGCATTGACGGGCCGAGGATACCTGAAGGCATAGACGGCTGCGGTGCCGCTAGAAGCGACTGCTGCACCATATTGCCGTAGTCCATCTGCGTCGCAGCAGACTGCGGCCCCGCGGTGTTGGCGTAGTCCAGCGGGATTGCGTTGTAGAATGGCATATAGCTTGTCGCCGGTGTCGTAGGAACGTACTGCGACACGTCGAACTCTTTCATCAGTTCGTCGATGGTCTTCGGCTTTGCCTGACCGCCACCCTGACCGCCCCCGCGCTGCTCTTGCGGTCGATCACGACCTCCGTACTGCTGCTGGTACTCGGATCGGCTCATGTTCCCGTACGGGCCATATGTGTTGTAGACACCACCAGCGCCATAGCTGTCGTAACGATCCACAACACCAGAGCCACGGCCTTGGTTTTGGTATCCGCCGCCACTAAACAGTGAACCAATGTCGCTGAGTATACTCATTTCGCTCTCCTTATGCCGCAAACGCACGGCGCATTGGCCCGAACCCGAGATTGACAGCCTTGCGACCGCCAATGTCTTTTACCTGAGCGGTAAATTTCTTCTCGATGTCCTGCGCCATCGGGCCGACCACCTTCGGATACGACTTTGGATCGCCCTTGTACCGGTACGCGTACAGGTCGAGGCCCGTCTCCTTGTCCTTGCCCATCTTGGTGATGTCGGTCTTCATGCCCTCGTCGGACGCCCCGAACAGCGGCAGCAAGCTCGCCAGACCAGTACCGGCTGAGCCAAGCCCACCGAGGAACGACAGAAACGAATTACCGCCGCCAGACGTGGACTGCGTCGTCGTCCCGACATTCGGCACGGCAGACGTGGCACCGATGCGCAAGTTGAGCATATCAATCGGGTAGTTCCGCTCGGCTTGGTATCTCTGATACGCGTCGTTGAGTAGCGCCTGCTGCTGGCCCTGCTGCGTCTTGCCGATGTTCTCCAGAGCCGCAGCGTCAGCGTAGAGTGCGCGTTGACCGGCACCGGCAATGTCGGACAACTGACCGCCAGCCCGAAGCCGAAGCTCCTGCCCTTGGAGTGCGCGGTCCATATCGGTCTGCATCAAACCAGCCGCCGTGTCATATCCCGCAGCGCGTATCTTTGCGCTGAGATCGCCTGCCGAACGCGCAGTCTCGACGTTCGACAGTGCTTCAGCGATGCCCTGACGAGAACCGCCAAATGCACCGGCTGTGCGAGCACTCTGGGCGATGCCCTGCTGCGCCTTGAGCCGCTGCGCTTCCAGACCGCCCAGAGCGTTGGCCTCGACGTTCTGGAGGTACGGGTTCATGTACGCCCCGATATCGCCTCCCGTGAACGTGCCGGGCTGGTATCCCGCGACCGAAGCCGTAGTGCCAAGCGATGCGCCATACGCTGGCTGATACGCGCCAATGTTCTCGCGTGTCATGTTGTACGACGCGATCTGGTCTGGCGACAGACCGGCAACGGTCTGGCCACCGTACTGCTCGAACGGTCGCTTGGCGATTGCGTCCGCGATTGCGATGTTCTGACGCGTCGGCTTCTCCAGCCACGCAGGAAGCGTCTGCTCGGACTTCGTTACTTGCGGACTACCACCACCCATTGTCTTACTCCATCTCAAACGTCATGACGGTCTGCACCGTCTTCCAACCCGCCTCCTGAAGAGGCTTAACCAATCCGTGTCTCACGTATGCCCGACCGTAGTCGCACCCGTGTCTCTTTGCCAGATCGAGCAGTTCAGGGCGCAGAGCCATGACGCTGTCGAGATCACCGGCACACAGAAACACGTCGATCACGCGCCTGCGTGGGTATTCACCAATCTGGGTGACGATGACGGCACCGTCGTTCCAGATCGCCTGCATCGTACCATCCCGCAGGCACTGGATCACGTCATCCAGATCGTGCGTCGATCCGCTCTTAATTAGGCCGCGCTCCATAAGCGCGATGATCTTGTCTTCACCGAATCCCAAGCGGCACCGCCGTTGACGTCAGCACCCCGGCGTTGCTGACTGTGATCCGATAAACAGAGCCATTCGCAGACTGCAGCATGATACCACCAACTGCCTCCGTAGGCGAGATGGCCTCTCCCATAGCCGACTTGATGCTCTGAAACGCCGCAGCCATATTTGACGCGTTATAATTATCTGGTGGCGTGGGAATGTTGAACTTCATCTCTTGCCCCTCGGCGTCAGGTCTAGGCGGATGTCACCGACAGACCACGGTGCGTCCTCGGTGGCTTCTACCCGGTATCGTATCTCTCGGCCAGTAACGCGGACGTCGGTGTAGCCGCTCGATCGTGGCGCGTACGGGCCAGCCGTAGTCTCTGCGGCTTCAGGTGTCGTGGAGGCGAAGAACGTCAGCTCGGTCGATGCGTAGCCGTAGCCGGAATCCGTGATCGCCTGCTTGACCGTCATCAAGTTCTCGCCGTTCGCCAAGTTCAGCGATCCCGTCTCGGCGTATCGTGAGCCGATCAGCGGGACACCGGCGGCTGTCCATCCGTCCTCGTGGTTGTACAGGTCATTGCTGTCGTCTGACGCCATCGGGTGCAAGAACACGCCAGACGGTGCCGCAGCCGTGCGCGTCATCTCTCCAAGCCCCCACCAGCCCTCCATATAGTTGTAGCAGACATACTGGTCAGGCACCGACGATCCTGCTGACGGATACCAGAACCACACCTCGTTGAACGTGCCGTTGTCCGATCCGTGCGTGTAGAGTAAGCCTGATGTCGGGTCCATCGACTGCAACACGTAGTTGCCGACGTCTGACGGAAGCGGCTTGACGTAGCCGCCGTCGAATATCCAGAACCCGTTCTGAGACAGCCATACGCATCGACCGGCAAAGGTTGCAAATGACTTAGGTGCCAGTAATCCGCACCCGAACCCAATTCGCTCAAAGCCGTAGATATATGGCAGGCCGACATACTTCATCAGCCACGCTTCCTCGTCGGTGAATATCAGTATTCCCTCGCGAACTTTTGTCGCGTTGATGATCTTGCTCTGCGTGTCGAGGTCAACGAAACCGGCTGTCGTAGTCGCCGATGCAAAGTTCCACTCCGTGTAGTCCTCCTGACCGCTCCAGCCGACGCGGCGCGATTCACCGGCGCAGCCGAAGCAGACGGCGTACCTTTCGGACGTGACGATGACGCCTAGATTGCCGGTCGGGACAGTGGGGTTCGTCGAAGTCCCGCCGGATGATGTCGCGTCAGCCGTGACGTGCGCGTATGTGAAAGTCGTTGCCGTGGCCGTGCTGGTCACGACATACGTGCCATCGAAGGCGGCGTTGGTTACCCCGGCGATGATGACGCTGTCCCCGACGTGGAGATCGTGGTCCTTCGTGGTCGTGATGGTCGTGACGTTCGTCGCGCTGACGGCTGTCGAGATGGTGGCTACCCCTACCTGCTTGGCTACCGAGTCGCCGTACTCCCAGTGGAGCAGGCGACCGTCAGACGACGAAACAGCGAGAGCTTCCTGACCCCAGTTGTCGATCGTCCACGTAAAGGGTGTAACGTGAAACGGATCGACCGGTCTGCGATCCGCGACCGGCAGCGATGCCGTGCCGCCAGATGACGAGGTATTGCCAGCCGTCTGCGCATACGTGAATGTCGTCGACGTCGGCACAGACGTGATCGTGAACGTGCCGTCGAAACTAGCCGCAGCGACGCCAGCGATTAATACGCTCATGCCGACGGGGTAGAAGTGAGCGTCTTCAGTGGTAATGGTAACGACGTTGGAAGTTCTCACTGCGACCGTTATGACGTGAGACGCGAAATCCAGTCCGTAGAGCAGCTCGCCGTAGTCGCTTGCTCCATATGCTCCAATCGAATTAGCTTCTGCCCCGACGTAGCTCACGGGAGTGATGTTGGTAAACGTGCTGCTCTCTAGCACGTACAAATCGTCGTTGCACCCGAACGCAGATAGCCTGATGCCGTCATTTGTAGCCCACGAAAAGATAGTCCGTATCTGGCTGTCTAAGGGCGTCGAGGTAAGCCTTGTCCAACCACCAACCGGCAGCAGCGAGTTGCTGCGCCAGCGCACCAAGTTGCAGTCGTAATACCGTCCCTTCGCCTGCAATGGCGTCGATGGTTTAAATACGCCGGGAGGGACGGGTATCGGGACAAGCGCCATTATGCAACCCCTGATCGAGCAAGTTCTGATGCCGCTACTTGTACCTCATTTACGCGTCTGGTCCAACCCTTGCCGAACGTATCGAACGTCGATAG